GCCAGCCGTCCTCGGAACAAACAATTCCGGGCCACGTTCGCCAACCATTGAGGGCACTCCAACTGGTGGATCGCCGCCATTAGCATAACCGCCTCCAGGTTGCATTGGAATTGTTGGCGATCCGGAAAATGCTGCAACGGCAATTTTTCCTAACATGGAAAACAAATTAGTTGCAGATGCCCGTAATTGAATTGCCAGCATATCTTTAATAATAGAGCCGGCAAAATCTCCAAAATTTAATTTGCCAGTAGTTACAAATTCGTCCAAGGCTTTAGTCATGCTGCCCATCATTGAGTCAAATGCTTTGCCGCCAGCTTCAAAACTGGTTTCCATGTCTTTGCCAAACGTATCCATGCGAAATAGAAAACCTTCCATCATGCCGCCTGATTTTTGATCTTTTAATATCTGCAAGCGTTCTTTGGCTAGTGCAATTGTTATTGCTAGGTTTCTATTTTCTAAGTCATAGGATATTTGTTTTGCGTCCTCAGTTAATTGAGTATTATTGTAAATACTTAATACTATTTCGTCGTGCTTGTATTTGATCTGTAGCAATTCTTTTTCTAAGTCCACGTCTTCTTTTTTCATGTACCTAGATTTTTGATCTATTAAAAATAATTCTTGAGCCATTTGTAAATTAACCAATTGCGCTCTGGATTGATCTGCAATATCTTCTATGGCTTTTAGTCGTTGCCCTCTTCTAATTTCTTCTTTATTAAATATTTCGTTTATTTCATTTGTTTGATCTAAGTTGCGTTGCGCTTCTTCTTCTCTATATTTATCAGCACGCGCTTTTTTATTTGCATAATATTCGGCATCAATTGCCCCTAATTTGTACGTTAACTGCAAAGCATTTGCACCTACAAATTGATTTTCTTCAAGTATATTTTTTTGCTTATTTTCTAAAATTGCTTGCGCTGTTTTGCCTTTGTATTCTTTTTCTATTTTTTGTTCTTCGCTAAGAAATGCAAATTGTAATTTACCCTCATCATCGTTATATTTTACAATTGCAGCAAATTCATTTTCTAATCTGAGTTTGTCTAAATCAAATTCTTTTTTAATTGCTTCTTGTTTGTATTTGTATTTCAATGCCGCTATTTTTTCAAGATAATTTTTGTCAATGCCTAACAATTTTTCTTTTAATATGTTGGCATTTATTGATTCAAATTTATTTTCTTCGGTAATGTTTTTTTGTTTTATTTCTAATCTTGCTTCGGCATACGCTTTGTTTTGTTCTTGCTTTATTTGATTAGCTTCTAACTCATAACTTTTAATAAGATTATTTGTAACGGCATATTGATTTGCCAATCTTGCTTTTTCTAATTCAAAATTCTTTGCCAGAACTTCTTTTGGGGTTTTTACTTCACGTTGTACATCATCATCTGGCGTGACAATCCGAGGATCTTGGAAACCAGCCCCCATGCGTTGTGCTTTTGTTTCGTTGCCTAATAATTGCTGTTGAAATGCATCTAATTCTTCTCTAGCTTGTTTACGTTTTTTGTTATATTCTTTTACGTCTTGAGCAAACTTTTCAAAGCCTTTTGATAATTGCCCCGTCATTAAATAAAGAGTTAAACTTTCTAAACTTTTTATTGCGTGTCCAATATCATTGGCAAACGTGCTACTCATAAATGCCAAATCAGAAAGACCGTGCGCTACTGTTTTAAAAACCGTACCAAAAACAAATCCAAATGCACTGGTTTCTGATGATGCTAATTTCATGTAATCAGCAACAGCTTTTAATTGAGGCCCAATAGAAGTAAGAATTAACAGGGCAATATCTCTGCCGATGCTCCTAAAAGTGTCAAATGCTTCTGCTGCATCTTTGATTGCCTGCTCCTGTTCTAGTGTTGCTCCAGTGCCTTCTTTAAACCCCCTGGCAAGTTCCACCATGTCCACGCCTTTGGCAGATTTACCAAATGCGTCATAGGCCCGAGCGTTGCGGGTTAATGAATCTCCCATCTCCGCTATTGCTTGTGTTGTTTTTTGCAACAACTGCTGCGTAGACATACTGCCAATGTCTTGCAGTGATATGCCTAGATCGCTAAAAGTTTTTTGTCCTTCAAATGAGCCTTTTGCCGCTTTGTCTACAAAATCGGTAAAGCTGGCAATCATCTTCCCAGCGTTTTCACCTTTGCCGCCAGAATTTTCCAAAGCATTGGTTAATTTAATAATTGAGTCAATAGCAATGTCATTGGCTGCTGCTACATCTGCAATTTCATCAGCATACGCAACTGCTTTAAAAGTCGCAGCAACAAAGGCAGCAGCTAACACTGCCACTGCATTTTTAGCCATGCCAATTGCTGCTGCGCCAAAGTTATCTAATTTTCTAGATGCGGCATCTATACCAGTAACAAATTCGGCGCTGTTTAGGCCAAGGGCTACACCGAGCCGAGCAATGTTAGCCATGATTAAATTTCTCCGAATTAAAGCCTGGTGCCTGCACCATAAACGCTAACAGGCTGTCATTGGCCTGCGCTGCAAGCTGTTCTTGGCTGGCTGGAGGGTAAAGGTAGTCATGCACTGCGCCGAGCGTGCCTGCAAGCCTGTACGGGGCTGCGTGGGGAGGACGGATGTAGTTAAACACGCCGGTTGTCAATACCGCAAGCTGTGCCAGCAGGCCATGATTGCCAATTACTCCATCAGCGTACATTGTTTGGATTTGCAGCATGGTGATTTGATCTAGGGCAGCAATTGATTCTGGTGTATGCCCGTTGAAGACCATCGCCGCTGCGACTTGTTCTCTCAACGAGCCAATTAGTTTCCCCGGTTCTCCTTATAGCCTGGGCTGATAACTTCATTGATCTTTTCTACCAGGGCCAATTGGACACTCAAAGGCCATTCCAGTTCAATCTCAGCGTAGGTAATGTCGTCCAGTGTGTTAGCTGGGTTTTCTGGTTGCAGCAAACGAATCATCTCGGTGATCCTGGCCTCCATCATTGCCTTGTTTGTAGCGGCCTCCCGCATTGAGCGCCCAGACACGACAACATCGTTTTCTGTAAAAACTAATTCTTCGTTTTTTAGCGTTTTAAATTCGTCTAGGGATTTTGTCAAGTCAGCGTAAATTTTGTCAATTGCTGCGCTGTCTGGTTTGATGATGCGGCTGTGCAGAGCATCGCTTTCGGACACCAGTGGCACTCTCACTCGGAAGGCGTGGCCTCCAAGTTCAAACTTTTTGATGCGGAATTCTGCGCCTGTTCCCAGTGCGCTGGATAGTCTTGTCATGTTTACGCTTTCCTGTATTAAATAATTCTAGGTTGTCCACCAACATATTGCACAGTGGCCTCTCTCATTCTTCTTGCTAATATTTCTCCAAGTTTGGTTACTGTGGCTTGCGCTTGCGATTCTAACGCTGGCCTCATAAATGGCTGGGCTGCATTTCTAGCAGAACCAAATTCCTGTGCAATGGCTCGTGCATCATACGGAAAATTTATAGATTTTGAAAACTTCCTAAATTTCTTTGCGTAGGCTTTTTGATCTGTTTTCCATAATGCTTCATTTTCTTCATAAAATTCCTGTCTTTTCTTTTTGGGAAACGCTTTTGTAGTCACGATTGCTATAACCGTATCTGATTGCGTTATGTATTTTGATCTCCTGTCTTTGTTGGTTGGACGCCTTGCTGACAATGTTAGAGTGTTTGCCAATTGCGTTGTGTCTTTAGGCGCTAAAGTTTTTGCAGCTTGTAACACTGTCTTCATCGCTTCCCGCACTGCCGGGATTAGGATTTTGCTTCTAGCATTTTTGTCGCCAACTTGCTGAGATAAACTTTCAAAAGCAGCATGAACATTGCCGATTCCTTCAAGTTTAATGCTGACGCTCATGTCATCCTCGGATAATATCTTTGTACATTAAGTTGTTAAGTTCTACGACAAATTTCACGATCTGCTCTGGCGTCATTGTGTCAGCATGGTTGGCAGCTATTTGATGCACCAGTTGGATGCCTGTCATCTTTTGTTGGGTAAACCCAAACCAATCTTTTCTAGACTCGGCTTGAGTTACCAAAAAATTTAGCAAATCATTCGTGTTCTGTATCGCGTTGGACATTTTTTTCCAAGAGTTTGAGGCAGATATATTTCGCTGAATCTGTGTCTGTCTCTGCCAACGCCTCGGCTATTTCTTCGGCGCTGACTACCTGCTGCCGGGCAAGCGCAGCCAGGTCGCCGTAACTGGCAGTCATTTCTGCCAGCACCGCATCTATTGCTGTCATACCGTATTGCTCCAGCCGTACTGGTTGCCACGGGGTTGGATCGTAAAGTTAACTTTGGCCTCGGCACCGGGTGCGCTGTCAATTGTCCACTGGCTAACCCTGCCGTTGAAAGCGTAATAGATGGTATTGGTTCCATCAGTTGCGGCAATCACGTAGGTGCGATCTATAGTCCCGTTATAAGCATCTGCACGCAGCAACAACAGAACAGTATCGCTTGGGTTCCAAGCTGCTGTAATTGACATACTGGTAGGCGCTGATTGAACCGGGATTTTGTCGGATTGACGGGAGCCAGCAACCATAAAAGAGGCTACGGCATCGTCTTGCCCAAATGCCGGGATTGCTTCAACAGGCACCAAGTTGCCGCTGATTGCCAGTGGCGAAATG